TATTACCGAGTATGTTGAAAAGGGCCGTGCAATGGGAGAATTGAATCACCCAACAGGCCCAACAGTCAATCTTGACCGAGTTTCGCACATGATCAAGACCCTCCATGAGGATGGCAAGAATGTCTATGGAAAGGCAAAAGTCCTTGACACCCCAATGGGAAGAATCGTCAAGAACCTGATTGATGAAGGTGCTCAACTTGGTGTTTCCACCCGTGGAATGGGTTCACTTCGCGCCAAGAACGGTTATCAAGAAGTTCAAGAAGACTTCATGCTTGCCGCAATCGACATTGTTGCAGATCCTTCGGCTCCAAATGCTTTCGTCAATGGAATCATGGAAGGCAAGGAATGGGTCTTTGAAAACGGAATGTGGACTGAAAGAGATCGTGAGCAATCCGTCAAACTCATCAAAAATTCTTCCAAAAGAGATCTACAAGAAAACATTGTAAAGGTCTTCAATAACTATTTCAAGAAATTGTCATGATCATCCGAGTTCCCGACGATACCAAAAATTACATGGCTGAGTTGCTTGAATCAAAAATTCAAAGCAACAAAGATGAATGTCTTTTTGAGAACATTCGGGAATACCGCCAAAAATATATGGCGGAAGATAAAGATTATGTCAATAAAATGACTAGTTTTGGAAATTTAAAAACAACAGGATCCAACAGCATAAATCCAACTGCAAATTTTGGAATTGGTGGTGGAACCGGATTCCGCAAAGTTAAAAAAGATCAATATAAAAGCCCATCAATAGAAAAAACAAAAAGAATAATGTTTGGAGACAGTGATGATGAGGATGCTATGTGGGGTGGGGCTGGAATGTATGCTGGGGGTGCATTGGCAGCATGGCTTGGTTCAATGGCTGGGAAAGTTGGTGGAAAATTAGGTTCTATGGCCCAACAATTGGGTGGACAAATTGAAGATCTTACTGGCAAATCTTTAGTAGATGCACAGGTTGCAGAAGTCGGAAGAAATCAAATGCTTCTTCAAACAAAAGGAATGGGAAGTCCTTGGGTTCCAATTTATCTTCCTGGAAAGAAAAAAATCGACAGAAGAAGTAGACAAGAAATGGAAGATGAAGAATTAGGTAAAAAAATTCGAAGTACTGAAATAAAACAAAAAGCAAGAAATTTAAATATACCATAACATTGAATATTTTTAGAGTATAAATAATTTTACACTTAAGGATCCTTTTAATATGACAAATAAGAAACAAACTATCTCAGAAGCCGCCATGCAAGCCATGGGTCTAGGCGATTACGATGCAACCGGCAGAGGTTCCGTCGATGGAACAGGAAGGGGCTCAATGACTGCTCCTCCCGTTGCCACGGGCGCTGTTGCCGTTCCCGGCGTTCCTGCTCCAATCGTTCCCAACTCAATGGGCATGATGGGTAAGGCCGCGCCAGCAATGTCTGCTCCTGCTCAATCTTCCGGAGAGGAAGAGGAGACAGAGGAAACAGAAGAAGAAGAAGAAGCCACCGAAGTCGAAGAGAGTGTCGAAGATCAAGAAATGATCGCAGAAGCCCGCGCACAATTCCGCGCTGCTCTTTCTTCATTGCTTGGTGAAGAAGTCGCTTCAGAAGAACTCGTCAGCAAACTAGAGGCAATCTTTGAAGCCGCAGTCAATGACCGAGTTGAAAAGTCTGTTTCTCACATCGTTCAAGGTGTTGACGGCAACGTCAAGGAATACCTTGAGAACGTCACAGAATCACTCGTAGAGAAGGTAGATGACTATCTTGACTACGTAGTTGAAGAATGGATGACAGAGAACGCTGTCGCCGTTGAACAAGGCATCAAGACTCAAATTGCCGAGAACTTCATCAGTGGTCTAAAGAATCTCTTTGAGAACCACTACATCGACGTTCCCAATGAGAAGTACAATGTTCTTGATGAACTTTACGGACAAAACCGTGAGTTGGAAGAAAAACTCAACGAGGCCGTAAATATCAGCATCGAACTAAAGAAGCAAGTCGAATTGACTGAATGTGCTGGAATCTTTGTCGCTGAGACAAGAGACCTTGCAGACACTCAAATCGCCAAACTTCAAAACCTAATGGAAAATGTTTCTTTCGGTTCAGTTGATGAATACCGCGACAAACTCACAGCCATCAAGGAAAATTATCTAAACACCGCAAGTCGCGCTCCAGTTCAAGCCGTTGAACCTGAGCAAACATTTGCACCAGTCAAAACTGCCCCGACTACCCTCGTAGAAGGTTACGTCGGTGCGTTGGGTAGACTAAACAAAAAGGTCTAAATTTCACTATTACTAAATATTTTTACTCACAGGAGAAAACACTAAAATGCAATTCGCAGAAAATACACCATATGACGTTTTAACAGAAAAATGGGAACCCGTGCTCGGCCACGATGCACTCCCCAAGATTCAAGATGACTATCGCAAGAAAGTCACTGCCGTCCTTCTAGAAAACCAAGAGCAATCTCTTCGTTCACAACACTTGACCGAAGACATGAGCTCCAACAACTTGGGCATGCCCACATCATACACCAACACACCAAGTGTTGCTGGTTATGATCCCGTGCTCATCTCGTTGGTTCGTCGCTCCATGCCAAACTTGATGGCCTATGACATCTGTGGCGTTCAACCAATGACCGCCCCAACTGGCCTCATCTTCGCCATGCGCGCCAACTACGCTCTACAAGGCAATCAACCTGGCACATACGCCAGCACAGTTGAAGCCATGTTCCAAGAGCCACAATCCGCATTCGGTGGTTCAGGTTGGACCTACGACGCCGCCTTCCGCGACAGCAAGGGTCTCTCCGCTGGTTGGAACTATGCTGCTGAAGCTTCATCCACCTACAAGGCCGCTAATGCAATCAATGCCCTCCGTGGTATCTTGACTGCTCAAGGCGAAGGTATCGGTGGTGGTTCTTCCAAGAACTACGGTGCTGCTGGTTACGGCACATGGAACCAAATGGCCTTCTCAATCGACCGCGTTGCTGTCCAAGCCAAGACTCGCGCTCTTGCTAGCAACTACACAGTCGAATTGGCTCAAGACCTCAAGGCTGTTCACGGTCTAGACGCTGAAGCCGAACTCGCCAACCTCCTCAGCACAGAAATTCTCGCTGAGATCAACCGCGAGATCGTCCGCACCATCTACTTCGTATCCAAGACAGGTTCACAACAACCCGATCTTGCCAACATGGGCACATACGATCTTGATGTTGACTCAGACGGTCGTTGGTCTGCTGAACGCTTCCGTGGCCTCAGCTTCCAAATCGAACGTGAGTGCAACGCCATCGCCAAGGAAACCCGCCGTGGCAAGGGTAACTTCATCATCTGTGACAGCGATACCGCTGCTGCTCTAGCCATGTCTGGCTTCATGAGCCTCAGCCCCGCCATCGCTCCTCAGATCAATGCTGATGATACCCAAAACACCTTTGCTGGTATCCTCTCTGGCAAGATCCGCGTATACATCGACCCATATAGCCCAGTCGGAATGAACTTCTTCGTCACTGGCTATAAGGGCGAGTCTCCATACGATGCTGGTCTGTTCTACTGCCCATACGTACCGCTACAAATGGTCCGTGCAGTTGATCCCAACACTTTCCAACCACGCATTGCCTTCAAGACCCGTTACGGTGTCGTTGCAAACCCATTCGTTCTCAACAGCAACGGTCAACCAGACGGCGAGACACTAACATCAGGTCTAAACCAATACTACCGTTTGACCAACGTTAAGAATCTCCACGGCAATACCCTCTGATTGGTAAGTTAACCTAACCTTCGAAAACCTCCCGAGAAATCGGGAGGTTTTTGTTTTACCATAAATATTTCTATGAGCATTTGTTCATCAAATATTAATCCACTATACAACAGTTACTTTCGTCTAATTTTTGGTCGTGGTACCAAACAGATGGAACTCATGTGTCAGCGTGCAAATTTACCGGGAATCGCAGTTCCTGATCAAAATCAACCAACGGTTCTTGGTGTGACTATCCCTGTTCCCACCATGAGTGCAAACTTTGAATTATTAAATGTTGAATTCATTGTGGATTCCGATCTGACAAACTGGAAAAATTTGTATTCTTGGATTCGAAATATTACAAATATTCAAAATGATATCGATCACAATTTGATGTATCAAGATTGGCATCACTCAGCAAACTTGTATCTTTTTGATCCATCAAATAATTGCTCTATATTGCAAACAACCTTTCACTACATCATACCAGTAAAATTAAATGGCTTAGTATTTCAGGCCGATAGTAGTGATGCCGTAATTCAAAAAGCCACATGCAGTTTCAAATATTCATACTACGACATGTGGATTGATGGTGAAGATGCAGTTCCATCAAACTTGAAAGAAGATCGTTAAAGATAGTCGTTGGGGTTGTCTGACCAACTTTCCGGATCTTCTGGAGGGCTCTCCGGTTTATAAGGCATCTTATTAGTCTCTGGTTTCGTTTTACGGCGTTTCTTTCGCTTGGGTGGCTTCGGAGGCGTTTCTTCCTCCTCGGGGCTTATAAACGATTCTACATCGGCTTCCTCTTCTTCATCATCTCCCAAATCAACACCAGCAGCCTCAAAATTTTCCATTAAATCATTAATAAATCCAACAAAATCATCATTGTTGAAAAGATCATTTAAAAGTTCCAAACCTTGCTGATTTCCCGTACCATAAACATTGTTTGGTGCAATTGCTGACTTTGGATTGTCTTGAATTAACACCAAGTATGCCTCATACATTGCTGTCAGTTCATCTGTGGGTGTCCCCATATAGACTATGGAGTTACGAGGAACCAAAATTTCAAATCCTTTGATGTTGTAAAGATAATTTACAAGTTTGACGAATTCCATGATATCACCTTCAGGAGTCTTAGTTGCATAATTCTCCATGAGGGCTGGCATTCGTATGCTAATTTCGTGTTGGGACACATCCTTGACCAGACCAATTAATTCCTCTCCCGTAAGCAACCTAACAACTCTAAGTGTGCCTGAAAGAGGATTTTCAGGAAGTGAATCGGACATAGGATGTCCTCCTACTCTTATTTATTTTTTCCAAGGTCTGTGAAGGTCATTGAATGGACGCTGTAATCAAACTTTTCTTTCTTGTAAATCTTTACACGCTCTTCAAAGTGTCTGTAGATATGGTTCTTGTGTGACTTCCAGCAAAGATCGTCAACAATGTCATATACTTTGAGTGTTTTCTTCTTTTTTGACACTCTAAGACCACGACCAATGCTCTGCAACAATCTTATAATCGATTTAGTAGGTGAAGCAAAAATAATATTATCAAGATTGACAATGTTGATCCCAGTGCTAGTCGTGCCAAAACTGGCCACCAGAATGGCATTTGATTCTCTGTCGATGACTTTACGGATGTATTCTCTTGACTCTGCTTCTGTTTTTCCGTGTATGAGATATATTTTGCGATCCGTTCCCGCTGCTTCCAAGAGAGCTGCGAGGGGTTTACCGTGGTCTTCGACGTAATTAAAGAGGACAAGGGTATTCCCCTTGGTGCGGAAGGCGAGTTCTTTGATGAATTCGTTTCGCTTTTCATTCGTTACGATCCATTTCAATTCATTAATGTATTTTTGTTTCTTGATGAATTGTTTCTCCTCATCAGTATATTTAAGAATTATGCAATCTATGCCGAGTTTTGCAAGCAAACCCTTGTTCATCAATCCTTTAGTTTGAATGAACTGAATCGCAGGACCAAGGATACCTTCAATGCTCAGTCTATGTGCTTGTGCCTGATCTAGCGTACCTGTAGTACCAATTCGAAACCAAGCCTTTGAAAGTTTTTGACCAATGAAGTTGATTGATTCGGCCTTGGCTTGATGACACTCATCGAAGAACACGGCGTCAAATTGGTCGAACCAAGACTTTGGGAGTTTGTATATAGATTGCCATGTGGAAACTACAATCTGCTTATTGAGTTCTTTTTCTGCCCCAGCCATGATTTTTTGAATGTACTTCTTGCAAGACCAAGATTTGTCATTCTTTGAATAATCAAAGAAGTCTGATTCCATCTGATTCACCAGACCAACCGTGGGAACTAATATTAGTATTTTCCGATCTGATTTTAATACGGATTGAAGAAACCGGACCAAGACGTATATGATCAAACTTTTGCCCGAACCAGTAGGAGAAATCAGCACGCATCTGTGTTGATTCAAAGCATGCAGTATGGCCTGTTGTTGATGAGAATGCATTTTCACTGCCTGTTTCTTTACTGAAACCTGCAATGAATCGTAGAACTGTAAAAGTTTGTCCTCCGTGATGCATAGAGGATTCTTTGTCTCTTTAATATTTAGTTGGTATTGCCTATCTTGGCAAAATTTTTCCAAATATGTTTTTAGTCCACGTGGAAGAGTTGAAGAAAGAATGTCATAAAGACGAATTTTTCCATCCCAAATTCTTTTTTTGAATAAAGGCATATATTGAGCGCCTGGGACCATAAATGAAAAATAATCCCGCAACTCTTGTTTTATGCCTTTGTCGGTTTTTACATAATACCGAACTTCATCAATAGAATCAACTTCAATATCCACATAATATTTAGACTATGCCATTCATCATTTTGTTCCACTCAATAGCAGATTTGATTGCAAAGTTTCTGTTGTTGAGTGCTTTCAAAAATTCTTCAACCATTTTAATTTTAATCTCTGTAACAGAAATTTTAGACTTAAGTTCAATGAGTTTTGGATCTGCATCCATGAACTTATCAACATCTGTCTTGAGAATATCCAATTCAAACGGTTCTTCTTTCCAATCTGCAAGTTCTTCTTCAGAAGCCTTGCCAGTATAAATTTTCCATTTACGTAACCGCAAAATGGCAAAGTCATGCTGGTACTTCGTCAAAAGTAATTTAAGATCCGTAAGTTGATTAAGATACTTGGAGTGTATTTGAGGTATCTTAAGAGACTCTATACCTAGTTCTGTAGAGTCTATTTGAGAGTCTTTAGTTATAGAGTTCTTTAGTTCTTCTAGATTCATCTTTAGTATTGTTCTTTAAAGTTCTTTTTAAGAGAACTATAGAGTATCTTTAGATAAAGTCAAATAAATATATTTGACATTTCTATAGTATACTTTATATTATTGTGAGTACTTATGATCCCAAAAATTATTCATCAAATTTGGTTAGGCGACCAGTCAAAACGCCCACAAAAATTTATACAATCTTGGATAGACAAAAATCCTTCTTGGCAACATAAGTTATGGACTGATGATAACTTACCAGAAATAAAATGCAAAAAACAATTTGATCTTTGTCCATCACTTCCGGGAAAAGCAGATATTTTGCGTTATCAACTCCTTCATGATGAAGGTGGTTTTTTTATTGATGCAGATGCAGAATGTGTAAATTTATTGGATGATTATCTTCTTGAGAATGATTCTTTCTGCTGCTGGGAAAACGAAGAATGCCGAAAAGGGCTAATGTCAAATGGATATTTGGCATCTGTAAAAGATTGTCGTTTGATGAAGCTCATAATGAAACGGATTTCGACATATGAAAATATGAGTTATCATCCACTTGAAACATGGGCCATTACGGGACCATTGCTTTTAACAAATACTGTTTACTTAAATGTTTATCCGATAACAGTTTATCCAAGTTGGTACTTTATACCAAAGCATTACAGTGGAGTTGAATACACTGGAACAGATAAAATCTATGCCAGACAATATTGGGGGAGTACACCAAATACGGGATTTGAATATGGAAGTTGACATAAGAGAAATAAACACATATGTAATTTCTTTGCATGATGTAGTTGAGAGAAGAAAAAAAATTCTAGAAATGTTGCGCATGATGGGAATAAAGCAATGGCATTTTTTTAATGCTGTTGATGTAAGAAATAAATTTCCATACTGGATTGGCTGTGGACTTTCACATTACATGACACTTGATCAGGCAAATTATCCTTGTATTGTACTAGAAGACGACGTAGCTCCAAGTGAATGGGGACAAGTAACAATCGATATTCCTGATGATGGAATAACATATTTGGGAGTGTCTTCTTGGGGATTAAAAAATGGGCAATCAGAGCACATGGGAGTTGTTTTTGAAGAAAACAACGATAATACATGTGTTGTAAAATACATGACATCTGCTCATGCAATTTATTATCCAAATAAAACTTTGGCAAAACAATTTTATGATGGAATTTTACGACACATGTTCGAAACTGGAAGACCATTTGATGAGCATTATGCTTTAATGCAGTTGAAGAATAAAACATATGCTTTAAAAAGACCTTTGTATTATCAAAATTGTGAAAAAAACAGTTTTTATACAAATTTTAAAATAGGTTGAATATGAACAATACTTGTGTAATAACTTTTTGTGATAAAAATTATTTAAATCAAGCAGAAATGACAATCAGCCAATTACGGTATGTCGGTAATTACAGTGGCGATGTTGTTTTAATGGTTGGAGATGACTTGAAGCATCTTACATCAGATGATCCAAAAACAATAATAAAATATTTTCCCACGATTGATTGGTCGAATGTATTACCTAAATTGGGTGGAGTATCTACATCAGATGGTCGTGATTTATACAGAAGATTTCAATGGCATAAAATACATTCATTTGATACTTACTTTAAAAAATGGAACAAATGTCTTTTAATCGACGCTGGTATGATAATTTCAAAACCAATTGATAAAATTTTAAATCTAGATTGTACAAATAAATTTTTAGCTCACTCAGATTCATATCCAGAATATAAAAATAAACTAAGTTGCCAATTTGAATCAAATAGATTTAAGAATCTATATAACGAATTAAATTCAATATACAATCTTGATGTCGATTATTTCCAGACAACTATGTATTTGTATGACACAAAGATAATAGATTATACTACAGTAAATAAATTACTGGATTTGGGAAATAAGTATATAAATACAAAGACAAATGAACAAGCAATAATGAATCTTTTGTTTAATTGTAAGCTTGGTTTGTGGGAACAAATACAAACCAAGGATGATGAAACTTATTTTTATGATTTTATAGAAAGAGCTGACAAAAAGTACAATGATTACATTATGATAAAACACCCGGTGACATTATGATAACATTTAGTAATATAGGAAGAAACGGCAGAATGGGAAACCAAATGTTTCAATACGCATTTTTGGTTGGTATTGCAACAAAAAACAATTATGAATTTGGAGTTTCATACTCAAATAAAAGTTCTGACGAGTACAAGCATTTTTGTCTTCCAGATTGTTTTGACAAATTGACTGCAAAAGATTCATCATCTTACATGTGTCAACATTATATTTTAGATCCTGATTGGGTATTTAATTCTAACTTTTTTAATATTCCAGATAGCACAGATTTTTGTGGTTATTTTCAGTCAGAAAAGTATTTTAAACATTGTAAAGATAAAGTTAAAGAAGAATTTACATTTAATGAAAGTATACAATCCGAATCAACTAAATTGATTTCTAATTTAGTTGACCCAATTTCATTACACATTCGTTTGGGTGATTACGTAATGTTACAAAATCACCACCCAGTTTGTGATAATCAATATTATGAAAAGGCATTAAATCTTTTACCAAAAGAAAGTTCTATATGTGTTTTTACCGACGACGTTGTATTAGCACAACAAATTTTTAAAGATCAATTTGCTAATAGAGATGTCCTGTATTTGAATACAGGAAATAAATTTGTGGACATGTGCATAATGAGCAAGTGTTCTTATCATGTAATTGCAAATAGCTCTTTTAGTTGGTGGGGTGCATGGTTAGCAGACTCTAAAAAAACCATTGCACCTGAAAAATGGTTTGGAAGTGCAAGCCACATTCAAGGGAAACATCACGACATTTATTGTGATGGATGGGAAATAATCTGATGTCATCGATTGTACTATTTCACAGCATTACGCCGATTCCCCAACATTTAAAGGATTGTGTAACAAAAATAAGGTCCATTTCCTCTATTCCAATCTATTTGCTTACAGATACGAACATTGATCCGGGCATTTTAAATTTAAAAACAATCAACATTACAAAATATGATACATTGAATTGGCTGAATCAAATAGACTATTTCAATAATGATTTGAGTTTTGGTCACCTTTGGAAATCTTCTTGTTTTAGAATGTTTTACATCAAACAAGCTGTACAAGAGTTTAATTTAGAAGATGTATTGCATTTTGACAATGATGTATTGTTATATGAAAATCCAGAATCAATAGTACAAACCATTAATGAATGTAACATGAAATATGCTGTTACAGCTCACAATGCTGATGAGATTGTAATGGGTATGTCTTTCATAAAAAATTATGATTCTTTAACAAATTTAATAAATTTTATTGAAAATGAATTAAAAAAAGGTTTTGGATATCTTCATTCAAATTATAGAGGATTTCCAAATGAAATGCAGTTAATATCTAAATCTAATTTAAATGACTTTCTTCCGATTTTGCCAGATACCTTGGTGGAAGAACGCTACTCAAAATATTTTAAAAAGTTTAATTCAGTTTTTGATCCATCTTCGTATGGACAATATTTGGGTGGAACATTCAGTGAAAAAACACCCGGATGGTTTGGAACACATCAAGAAATAGGAAAGTGGATTAGTTTAGAGAAAATTAAAGTTTTTATGGAAGATAAAATGCCGTATTTAAAATACGAAGGTCAAAAAATCAAGATAAATAATCTACACATACACTCAAAACAAACTGGTTTATTTTTATAATGTCTAGTTACACAAATCAAAAATTTACACAACATATTAAAACACCGCTTTCTATTATTGTAGAATGTGGATCCAGAGATTGTTTGGATGCAATTCAGATGTTGAATTACTATAAACCAAATAAAATATATTCATTTGAATGTAATCCAGAATCTATTCAAGTTTGTAAAAAAAACATAAAAGATCAAAAGGATATTGTTTTAATGGAATATGCAGTCAGTAACCATAATGGCTCTATTGATTTTTATGCAACGGATATGGAAAAAAGCACAGACAAAAATATTGGAGCCTCGTCTGCTCTTTTTCACAGAGATCAAGTTAATTACATTCAGAAAAAAATAACTGTCCCATGCAAAACACTAAAGTCTTTTATGGATGAGAACAAAATATCCGAAATAGATTTGTTGTGTTTAGATTTACAGGGATATGAAAAAATTGCTTTAGATGGTTTATTTGAAAATATAAAATTTGTAAAAAATATTATAAGCGAAGTATCATTTCACTCTTTTTATTACAGTGATATATTGTTTGAAGAATATAAACAATATCTTGAAAATAACGGATTCAAGCATGTTGAAACAGAATCTTATGGTGGATTTGGTGATGCTTTATTTGTAAATACAAGGATATAATAAGATGAATATCACAGATGCAGTAATACCGTTTCACATTAAAGATGCTCCAATTTTAAAGTATGGTTGTGAGTCTTTAAAATATATTTTAAATGTTGAAAACATTTATATAGTTGGATCTGAAAACCCTAATATTGAAAATACCACATTTATTCATGAAAATGATATTAACGGTATTATAAAATTAGAAGATATAAAAAAGCAATGGAAAGAAAAAAATGAAAATGTATCACATAGAGCTGGTTGGTTATATCAACAATTTTTAAAATTGGGCGCAAACGATTACATTACATCATTGAATGAAACTTATTTAATATGTGATGCTGATATTATCTTTGTTAATAATCCATATGAAAACACGCAAAAAGATGAATTTCCATACGCAAAAGCATATACAGGAGAATATCATACTCCCTACAGGAATCAGTATTCAAGGTTAATGAAAGAAGAAACCAATTCGGGGTTTTCCTTTATAAATCATCATATGATTTTAAATAAAAAATACGTAAAGGAATTAAAACAACATATTGAATCAATAAATTCTAAAAAATGGGATATATCTATTATAGATACTTTAGATTGGAATGAACATTCCAATTTTTCTGAATATGATTTATATGGAAATTGGGTGTTTAAAATGCACAACAATATTTGTTGTGAAAAAGAAATAAAAATTGTTGATATTGACAGAGTTCCATCAGTTGATGAGTTGATGTTTTTGAAAAATAATCAATATCATATCGTCAGTTCTCAGGCATATAGAAGGTCTTTATAAGGAAATCAAATGGATAAAAGTGCAAAAATATTTGTTGCTGGCCATAAAGGTATGATAGGTTCAGCGATTACTAGAAAATTACAACAAGATGGTTATAATAATCTTCTTTTAAAAACTAAACAACAGTTAGATTTAAGAAATCAAAGAGATGTTGAAACATTTTTTAAAGAAGAGAAACCCGAATATGTATTTTTGAGTGCTGCAAAGGTTGGTGGAATTAGTTACAACAACCGAGCTCCAGCAGAATTTATATACGACAATGTACAAATTCAAAATAACGTAATACATAATTCATATATCAATGGAGTAAAAAAGTTATTGTTTTTGGGTTCTGCTTGCATCTATCCAAAAATAACACCACAACCAATAAAAGAAGAATATCTTTTAACTGATACTTTAGAACCAACAAACGAGGCTTATGCGATTGCAAAAATTGCAGGTTTAAAAATGTGTCAGTATTACACAAAGCAATATGGATTTAACACCATATCTTTGATGCCTACAAATTTATATGGCATAAATGATAATTTTAATTTGGATCAATGTCACGTCATAGCAGCAATTATTAGAAAATTTTTAAATGCCAAAGACAATGGAGAAAAATCTATTACATGCTATGGTGATGGAAGCCCAACAAGAGAATTTTTATATTGTGATGATTTGGCTGATGCGTGTGTATTTTTTATGAATACACACAATGATCCAGAAACAATAAATGTTGGATCCGACAACGAAATAACAATCAAAGATTTAGTTCTTTCTATTAAAGCTAAATTAAACTTTGAGGGGGATGTTTTGTGGGACACAACAAAGCCAAATGGAACACCATTGAGAAAGCTTTGCTATGAAAAAATTAATAAACTTGGTTGGAAATCCAAAATATCTTTGGAAGATGGGTTGAACACCACAATTAAATGGTATCTTGAAAATAGAAAAACATATCAAAGAAATTGAGATTATTATGAATGTTGGAATTATTTGTGATAGATCATATCAAAGAAGTCTATTAATAGAAAATTATTATTATGCTATTAAAAATCTTTATGGTAATGTTAAATGCATAAATCATGTAAATGATTTAGAAGATGTAAATTTATTGTTTATAGGTAATGATCATTTTATCCCACACAGAGATATATGGTGGAATCAAAGATTTATTGATGTTTGTAATTCTAATAATATATTTGTTGTTGTTATTGGTGGAGAAAAAATATTTAATACACATTACCAACATAATCTAGAAATACAAAAAACTCTAGAAAAGCTTAAAATTTGGCATCAATATGTTTGGGATGTAAATGATGCTAAAATTTTAAATAAAAAAATTATTGGCTATCCTATATCAAAGCATTACGGAGAAATGTTTAAATGCAATGAAAAAGAAAATAAATGTCTTTTTATAGGCCAATATGAACATCAAGTATACTCCGAGAGAAAAGTTGTATTAGACAATATTAATCACTACATTCAAACAGATATTATGACAAATTTAAATAATTCTTGGCAAGAATATTTAAATATTTATTGTAAATATCGTTTTTCATTGTGTCCTATCAGCACATATAGCAATGGAATACCAACAAGATTTTATGAAGCACTATTAACAAGTTGTATTCCTATTTTACAAGTTAGGGATGATACTCTAGAATTCTACCAAGACGAGGCTAATATCCCAGAATGTATATTTTTTAAAGATGTTCATGAATTAAAAGATAAAATTGCAAATCATCCATATGATAAATGTGTTAGTAAACTTTGGGCTGAAGATAAAATGAAAAAATTATTCAAAGAAGATGGAATTCCGGTTCCAGATTGAAATGGATTTTATTCAAGGTGAAAAATTTATTGAATTGGCAGACAACAATGTTGTTTTTTATAGACACACACATGATGTAAATTATTTCTTTTTAAATGAAGCACCACCCCATCCATTTATTTTGATATCTCATAATAGCGATGGGGCAATAGAAAATAATCAATCAAGAAATGATTCTGCCAATTTTAATCTTGCTCCACCTCATTTAATTAAATGGTTTGGACAGAATGTAAAATACAAACATCCAAAAATACAATCTATTCCAATAGGATTAGAAAATTCTCAATGGTTTCAAGAAGCAAGAAAAAGAGAAAAAATTATTGAGATAATAAAATCACCAAAGTTACAAAACAATTTGGTATATTTAAATTTAAATGTCGAAACAAACATATTCGAAAGAAAACCAATATATGAAATTTGTCAAAATTTAAATTATGTGACAAAAGAATATGGAAAAAACATAAGCCACACTTATGATAACTATTTGAAGAATATATACAACCACCCATTAGTAATAAGTGCAGCTGGTAATGGAGAAGATTGTCATAGAACTTGGGAAACACTCTATGTTGGATCGATTCCAATAGTTAAAAAAACAATCAACAATTGTTTTTATGATGATTTACCAATCTGTTTTATTGATGAATGGACACAATTAAAAGATTTAGAGTTTTTAAAAAATGAATTCCTATCAATTAAGAGCAAACCATTTAATATTGAAAAATTATTTTTTCAATATTGGAAAAACAAAATTATGTTTGAAAAAACAAAAATTATTGTCAAATAGTTTAAATATGGTATAATTCAATTATGAATAAAAAAGCATTGATAATTGGGGCTAATGGACAAGATGCATCCTATCTGGCGGAACTTTTAATTGAAAAAAATTATGAAGTTCATGGAACTATAAGAAGAAATTCTGTTCCAGAATCACAAACAACTAGAATAGAGCATCTACATGATAATAACTTAATTACATTGCATTATGCTGATTTAACAGATCCTCTTAGTATCGAAACGATAATTCAAAAATTGCAACCCGATGAAATATATCATTTGGCTGCACAATCCCACGTACAAATATCCTTTGAGCTACCAAAATACACACTGGATGTTAATGGCGGTGGAACCTTGGCCGTACTTGAGGCCGTTAGAAGATTTTCTCCCCATTCCAAAGTATATCATGCGGCCACATCAGAGATGTTTGGGAATTCTTGTGATGAGGATGGGTTTCAACGAGAAACAACCCCCATGATTCCAGTTAGCCCATATGGTTGTTCAAAATTATATGCACACACTTTGTGCAGAAATTACGCCGAATCATATAACTTATTTGTTTGTTCTGGTATTTTGTTTAACCATGAATCACCGAGAAGAGGTATAAACTTTGTCACAAATAAAGTTGCTTTGGAGGCAGCAAAAATCAAACTGGGATTATCCAACGAATTGATTTTGGGAAATCTAGAAGCACACAGAGATTGGGGTCATGCAAAAGATTATGTATTTGGTATGTGGCTCATGCTGCAACAATCAAAACCAGATAACTATGTTTTGGCCACCGGAATGACCAGAAGCGTAAAAGAAATGGTTTCTTACGTTTTCAACAAATTGGATCTAGATCTTGAAAAATATTTAAAAACAAATCAAAAATATTCTAGACCAGAGGAATTACATTATCTAAAAGGTGATGCATCTAAAGCAAAAAATAAACTTAAATGGACTCCATCAATAGGATTTGAATGTATGATGGATGAAATGGTAGACCATTGGATAAAAAAATTAAAGTAAAAATGAATAATATTATTAATGAAAATTTAATACAAGAAATATACGAAAAGTATATCACACCAAAATTAAACCAAATATATGAAAATAAGTATTCCGAATTACCAATGGAATATAACGATTCTAATTGGAATTGGGATCATAAAGATTTTAGTAGAGTAATGTCTTTGTTGGAATTTAAAGATTACATGGATAAAAATCCAAGAGTGTATAATAATGCGTTAATATCAAATGGAACAAATGATCCAGAATTAAGATTTTTAAAATATAAAAATATATCTCATATAGATTATGAAAAAAATAAAAAATATGATTTACACGATTTAAATCTAGATGAAAAATATGATTTTTTTATGTGTAATCAAACTTTAGAACATACATATGATCCATGTTTAATTTTAAGAAATATTTTTAATATTATGGAAGATGGTGGAGTTGTTTATGTAAATGTACCTGCATTGTGCCCCCCACACAACACACCACACCATTATTATAATGGATTTACTCCAGTTGGATTGGGGTGTATTCTTAAACAGGCCGGATTTACCATTTTAGATATAGGTTATTGGGGAAACAAAGATTTTGTAACACATTTGTTTAATACAAATGATTGGCCAGACTATCGTATGTTAAAAAATTATAAAAATGATTTTAAATATGCCGCAATATCTTGGATTTTTGCTATAAAATAAGTTATTGTTGACAACTCATTATTGTGTGATAATATTATAGTGTGAAAAAGACTAAAAAGAAAAAAGCCAAACCATCGGATGCTGATTATGTAGATAATCAGCAACTTTACGATGCCTTGGTTGAATACAAAAAGAAATGCAAGGACGCAGACAACTCTGGAAGAAAAAAGCCAAAGTTGCCTGATTACATTGGTGAATGTGTCCTAAAAATAGCAACAAGACTTTCATACAGACCAAACTTTGCAAACTATCCATACAGAGACGAGATGGTATCCGATGCGGTGTTAAACTGCGTAACATACATCGACAACTTTGATCCAAAACTTTCAACCAGCCCGTTTGGTTATCTGACCCAAATATGCTGGTTTTCTTTTGTTCGTATCATCAACAAGGAAAAGAAAGAAAAGTATGTTCAGTACAAGTTTGCCGAACAGCAGAACAACAAAGACTTCCAAAACTGGTTCAATGAAACCTATGCAGGAATGGACATCGGCAGACGAGACTTCTTTGGTCTGACTGATTCCGATATGGAAAGATTTGACGAGATGTGTCAGCCGAAGAAGACAAAGAGAAAAAAGCGAAAGCCAAAGCCAGATCCATTTGATCTATGAAATCAATAATTCTTAACGACACCCACTTTGGGTTCAAGAATGATTCGTGCATAGTTCTTGATTACTTCCTTGAGTTCTTCACGGAACAGTTGTTTCCATACATGAAGGAACACAACATCAAGACTATCTTCCATCTGGGGGATCTTTTTGACAGGAGAAAATATGTCAATTTCAAAACGCTTCACAGAGTTCAAAAAGAGTTTTTTGACCCACTACTTGAGATGGGCATCAAAGTCCACATCATCTGTGGAAACCACGACACCTATTATCGTAATACCAATTCCATCAACTCCTTGCAGGAACTCGCTGGACATTATTCGAATTGGTCAGTCTATTCAGAGCCGACCAATATACATCTTTCCTGCGGTTGTGTCGCATTGCTACCATGGATAAATCCGGAGAACGAAGATCAAGCAGCAAAATTTCTTGCCGACAACACATGTTCAGTGTTGTTGGGTCATCTTGAACTTTTTGGCTTTCAAAGCATTCGTGGAGTATTCATAGAGCAAGGTTATGATCCCAAGCATTTCGATAAGTTTGAGTACGTTCTTACTGGGCATTATCACATTAAGTCTAGCCGTGATAATATTCATTATCTCGGAACGCAATACCAAATGGGCTTTTCTGACGTTTGGGAAGAAAAGGGCTTCCATGTCTTCGACTTTCAGGATCGTACTCTTACATTTGTCAAGAATACCAGAAAGTTATTCCATACGATTGATTATGATGAAGACAACAAAGAAAAACTAGATCATTCTCAGTTCAAGGATTGTTATGTGAAAATCTTCGTGAAGAACAAGACAAAACCTGTATTGTTTGAAAAATACCTAGACAAGTTCTATGAGGCTGGCGTTGCAGAGTTGGTGGTTGCCGAAGAAGTTTCTGCAAACCCGGAATTGGTGGCTGTGGACATTCACAAAGACACACTCCAACTCCTGCACGAAGAAATAGAAACAATCAACGAGAAGTCAATTCAAAAACCTTTGCTTGCCGAGATCATAAATGCAGCTTACAATAATGCATTGTCCAAGGAAGAAGAATGATTGAATTTGTATCAGTAAAGTTTAAAAACTTTGGATCATTCGGAAACAATTACTCCGAGATCAAACTAAACAACAACAAGACAACCTTGGTGACGGGGACAAACGGAAACGGAAAATCGTTTGCTCTTCTGGATTCCTTGTGCTTTGGGTTGTTCGGAAAGCCATTCCGTCCAATCAACATTCCTCAGTTGGTGAATTCAGTAAACAACCGCCATTGCATGGTGGAGATTGAATTCAAGCGATCAGGATCAACATACATCGTCAAGAGAGGTCTAAGTCCAAAAATATTTGAAATCTACAAAGATGGTGAGATGCTTGATCAACATGCCAAGTCAAAGGATTACCAAGAACACTTTGAGGAACAGATTCTGGGCTTTGATTACGCAGCATTTAAGCAAGTCGTAATTCTAGGCAAGTCAAACTTCATTCCTTTCATGCAGTTGACACCCAACGAAAGACGAAAGATCATCGAAGGTCTTTTGGATCTTGACATTTTGGCTGACATGAATGTCTATGTTCGTGGTGAACTCTCCAAACTGAAGACTGAAATATCCGAAGAAGAGAGTTTTGTAAAGATTGCCCATGAAAAGGTAAAGTCTTTAAATGAGCTAAAAACTCAGATCGACAACACCAAAAATTTGGAGATGGCCGAGTATGAAGATAAAATTGTAGAACTGAAAGCATCCGTAAAGTCAGAGGAAACTTTTATTCAAAATAAGGTAACTGAACTTACAGAACTTGAAAATTTAAAGAAAGAACACAGTTCTAGGATCGCTTCTATGGCCGGGGTTCCCACAATGCACTCCAAGGCATTGGAACTCCAAGAATCGCTTATAGGGCAAATAAACACTCTAGAAACAGATCCAAAGTGCACTTGCTGTGGTCAAACTTTGCCAGAAGAGGCCAGACAAAAGCATTTGGAGGAGAAAAGAGAAAAATTGGCTTCTTGTAAGAAATCCTTACAGGTTGGTGACAAAAAACTCAAAGAACTTGAAAATTTGAAGGTTGAAGTAGAAACTTTAAATCAAAAGATCTTGGAATTGAATATTTTGCAAGCACAGGGTGTCACACGCAAGAATGGCTTCAACAATGAAATTTTGTCTTTGAATCAAAAAATTGCTAAGATAAAGAAGGCATCAACTGAATCTGAGATCAATATAAAGATTGAAGAGGCAATTGCAGAAAAAGACAAACATGCCAAGGCTTTGGAAAGCGCCATCAGCAAGCAAATTCACTACGATGTTGTCTACGATATGCTCAAAGATGGTGGGCTTAAGAGTCGTATCATCAAACATTATGTTCCCATCATCAATGGACTCGTCAACAAGTTCCTCGGAAAACTTAATCTCTATGTTGACTTCAACATCGATGAGGAGTTCAAGGAAACAATCAAGTCACGATACAGAGATGCATTCTCATATTCCTCTTTCTCTGAGGGAGAGAAACAGCGTATCGATCTGGCCATTCTCCTGACTTGGAGAGAGATTGCAAAGATGAAGAACAGTCTGAATTGCAATTTGCTGATCTTTGATGAAATTCTTGACTCCTCCTTGGATTCGACTGGAACAGAGTCTTTCTTAAAATTGTTGAACAAGATGAAAAGCAAATGTTCGATATTCATCATCAGCCATAAGGCAGATTCATTGACTGACAAATTTGACCAACAAATGCAATTTGAGAAGAAGAACAACTTCTCAAGAATCAAGGCTCAAGTATAAATATTATTGAATGTTCAAAGGAAACTTTCAATTAAAGAACGCTTCCGGGAAACCCATTACTTATTCCAATGGGGATGTAGTGATATATCAGGGAAAGATGTACCAATGCACAGCCGAAACACAAAAAACTCCGTTTCAAGCTCCTTTAAATTGGAAATTTACTGGTTCTATAGAGATGGTTCAATCTGTCGATCCACCTTTAAATGCAGAGATTGGACAAATTTGGGGTTCAAGTGATGGAAATTTTTATGTTTGGTATGGAGATGTAGATGGATTTCAGTGGATATCACTTGGTTCTGGGGGAGGAGGTGGAGGGGGTTCTATTGGTCCCCAAGGACCACAGGGAAACACAGGAACTACTGGTGCAACTGGACCGCAAGGAAACACTGGAGCTACTGGTGCAACAGGTGCTGCAGGAGAAAAAGGTGCTACAGGAGAAAAAGGAAGCACAGGAGACACAGGTGCTACAGGACCAGAAGCAGACCTTGGATTTGTGATTGCAATGTCAATAGCACTATAAATATGGAGGAATAAATATGAAAAAACTACTAGGACAAGACGCATCAGGCACATATGCCTTCAATCCAACTGCAAAGACAGTAACCTTTTCAGGACTGTCTCAGCAAATCACATTGGCTAATATTTTACTCATCACCAATGTAACCGCCAATACCATTATTTACAACTTTGCTAGTCCAACAACGGGCGCCGTAAGTTTCGTCAACAATGTGCTGACTCTTGATTACGACACTACATCCATGAGTGCTACAGATGTTCTGCAAATTTACATTGATGTTGAGAGTTATGAAGAAAGCCTAGCAACACTTCTTCGCCGCATGAACAAACTTTTGGAAAGCAATGCTGTTGTTGATTCCCGTCTACGTCAAAAGGTTGTAATAGAAGCAATCGGAACCAACTTGGCAGCACCAACCGAAGTTAACGCTACCGTTCCTGTTTCGGGATCAGTTACAGCCAATGTGAACAATGCTGTAACCGCTACAACATTCAACAACTCACCAGTAAATCCATATACTCTATCGACATCACAGGCAGTAGGATTGGTTTCAGAAGGTCCACTTCATCAATTATGGCGTGTAGCCAATGACGCTCAAGCTTGTTATGCTCAAGCAATTCGTTCTAAATTATCATTCAGTTAATAGGAAAATATTATGCCAGTAACAAATCTTTTAAAACCACAAGTTGATCAACCAGTATTTGAATGGATGCGTTTTGCTCCTACAGCAACAAGCAGCACCGCCACTTTGTTGTCCTCTGATGCCAGTGCGCGATATATGTACTACATTGTCGGTCAGGCAATGTTCAGATATGATACCTATAGTGATTCATGGCAAGAATGTGCTGCACCAAATATTGCTCCTGCCACTGCCGTTGCCGGAAAATATGCTGCATACGCTGGAAGCAGAGGACATACAATCAGCGCAACTTCCACCACCATAACAATTGGTGGACTTGGTAGACTGGGAAATGTTTGTGTAGGAAGTAAAATTAGAATTCTTTATGGTACTGGCGCAGGACAAGAAAGAACAATTACTGCTTGCTCGGATGGAGTGATTCACGACAATGGTTTGGCAACAACTGCCAGCGCAACTCAAATCGGTGACTCTACCAAAAAATGGAGAGTTAATCAATGGGACGGTTACAACTGTCGTTTGATATTCAGCACTGGTCAGTCTCAAGTAAGAAGAATTCTTTACAATGATACAACCACTCTGACATTCTCTGATACCAACCATCAAGCAGTAGATTCTTTTAACAATACTGGTTTTTCTGCCGTAACCCCCTTTGCAGTACCAGTTACAACTGCTGGTGCGCAAACTAACTTTGTAATTGAATCCAGTGTATTGACTGTAGATTCATCTTGGACGGTTACTCCCGATGAAAGTTCAATATACCAAATAATGACGGGTGGAATTTGGTTAATGACAGCCGCAGCAGCCACACCATTAGCTGCGTTTCAATACTATGATATTCTTCTGGATTCTTGGTTTACAAAAACTCCTTCCGGTCCAATGCATCATGCTGCTTCCTTGGCTACGGATTTTGCAATTGACAGAACAGGTGAGGCTGGTGGAGTATTTATTAGCGGTGTGACTGCTTCTTCTGCTGCTGCAAAAACATTGGTTCAAAGCGGAGCAACTTATGCATACGACCGTTATACAAATTATCAGTTGAGAATTGTTTCTGGTAAAGGAATTGGACAACGAAGAAGAATTACTGCAAACTCAGCAGATACTTTTTATGTTGAAAAGAAATGGGACATTACGCCAGATAATACGTCGGGTTATGCAATATACGGAGATACAGACAAAATGTGGCTTGTTGGAAATGCTTCATCAGCGATGTATCAATATTCGGTTGAGCATGATTTGTGGTCAAGTGCGCCAATCGTAGATACTGGTGTCGCTAGACAAATTTCTGCAACCCCTGCTTCTGGTATCACATTATCTTACGGTCCACCACATGAAGGATATGGAATAACTAGCATAACATACAGCGCAAGCGGTATTTTGAGCGTTGCAGTAAATGCAGCAGGAACAAACTATGTTGTTGGAGATTTAGTTACATGTTCCACCTCAGGATCAAACGGTCAGGTGTATGTTACCGGAGTCACTGCTGGTGGTGCAGTAACATCTTTGCAACTTGCTGCGTCTGGAAGCGGTTATGCAAACGGTTCTTCAAACACCACAGGTGGTTCTGGCTCTGGTCTTACAATAACTCTTACTGTTGGAAAAGTAGGAAACGTAGTTTCAGCAGTAAATCACGATTTCAGGCATGGTGAATCTGTTATTATTGCTGGTTGTGCCACAGAAACAACTTTCAATGATACATTTGCAGTCATAGGAACCAACTCTCTAACCGCATTTAGCATTGCTGCAAATGCTAGCGCAACACAAAGCCCAACTGCGGCTAGCTCACTCACAACGACTTTGATTGTAGATGCTTCTCAAAATTGGAATACAAACGAGCATGTCGGAAGAGTGGTATTCGTACAAACACCGGGAACGTCTCCAACTAACGCAGGTTCCAGACGTATTACCGCAAATACTGCAACAACATTAACTTTGTCGTCTGTAATTTCAGTGATGGCAAACGGAACATCTCGTTATGTGATTCAAGAAGCACGACCATTCGGTGCTATGGTTATAGATAAAGTTGCAGAACGCTCACCAAACGGATGGACAACTTCCGGTACAGCAACTACGCTAGTTGACACAACCAAAAACTGGAGAATAAATCAATATCAAAACTGCCGTGTTAGAATTGTTTCAGGAACGGGAGAAGGAAATGATGTTGTAATCACTTCCAATACTGCAACGACTCTAACTGTGGCTTCTTGGAACGTTGCAACACCAGATGCAACTTCCAAGTATGAGATTATGGACTCGTATGGAATAGTAACTACTGGTGCAGGAACAACAACTGTTACTGATGCAAATAAAAATTTCCCAACAAACTATCTGGCAGGAAAAAGAATTCGTTATATTGCTGGAACCGCTTCTTCTTCTGCTGGTACAGTAACAGTAGAAGTTTCAGTAACATCAAATACTGCAACAGTAATTACTGTACCTGCATTGTCTTCCAATGCCACAGATACATTCTATGCAATTTATGAAATTCCAGCAAGAAGCACAGGTATTGATATAAAATGGCTGTATGGTGTTTCCGATGTAGATAAGAAAGGAAGATGGTTGATTTCTCCCCGTGGCGGTGCTTCAAATATCTTTGATATATTTGACATTCCAACATCAACTTGGGAAATTACGCCATTTGTTACACCAATTACAACTACTTTGACTACAGGTTCCATGTATGCATATGACGGAGTTGATTCGTATTACTTCACCAAAGACGCTACAAACCGTATTTATCAACTAGATCTTTCTAAGTTCCAAGTAGAAGCAGCAACATCTATTCCATATGCTCATAGCACAGCAACCCTCAGCAATAAATTTGAAATTGTAAAAACTGTTGATGGTTTAACATATCTGTACGTTATGCGTCATACTGGTCAGGAAATGTGGAGAACCTTGAAGTTCTGGTAATCCATTAAGGAGCATCTATGACAGGATTCGGAGTGTGCAGAGCATTGCTGACACAGGCATAAAATGGATGACATCATTTTCTACAGCGAATACTTCTTTCTTGATATGCCAGTACAGGCATCGGGAACGATATCCGCATTTGAGGCAGACAGTTCGTGGTTTGTACTGAGACTGGCGTTGCCCGAAAGAATATCCGTAGGTTAATATGCCCATCAACTTTCCACCATCTCCATCAGTAAACCAAGAATACACCTACGAAGGAAAGGTGTGGACTTGATATTATCGTATCGGTATTAGAATCTACTTAATGGCCATTAATTTTTTAATAAATTAAAAACTTGATTTGCAAAAACTAGGAGTTATAATATCACCATGAATGAAGACAGTTTTGAGAAATTCACTAATCGCCGCAAGAACAAGAAGACTGGATTGAGCCGCAAACAAGAAAAAAGACAAAAGCGGGGAAATCGCCATGAGAGCAAGCAGCAAGTGAATGACATGATATATCGTCGTGACCAAGAATAATCTACAAAAGGATCTATATGAGTACTGTGACAAAAATGCGTTTGAGCAAAGAAACATTTAACATTCTAAAAAACTTTTCCTCCATCAATTCAAATATTCTCATCAAACCTGGGAATGTACTGAAGACTCGTTCGGCAGGAAGCAACATCTATGCCAAAGCCACTGTTCAGGAGGACTTTGACACCGAAATTTCCATCTGGGATCTCAACAAGTTCCTAGGTGTGGTCAGCATGTTCAACAATCCCGATCTTGAGTTCCATGACACGCATGTTGACATCTCCAACGGGCGTTCAAGCGTAAAGTATTATTACGCAGAGAAATCTCTGTTGACCGTTCCTACCAAGGACATCAACATGCCTGAAGTTCTCTTCTCATTCAATCTTGATGAGCAGGATCTCAGTGAAGTGATGAAGGCTGCTAGCATCCTTCAGGTCAGTGATCTGAAGATCATTGCTGGTGACGGTCAGATTCGCCTTACTGTCGATGATTCCTCCAACAGCACATCCGATAGTTTTGAAATTGTGGTTGAGGAAAACTATAGTGGTCCTGATTATGAAGGAAACATCTCAATCAACGAGATTAAGTTCCTTCCAGGTTCCTATAAAGTAGAAGTCACGGATACCGTGGTTTCTAGGTTCACACACAGTTCCCAAGACATTACTTATTACATCGCAATCAACAAGGGATAAAAGTGACTGATATACGTGATATGTTGTGGGTGGAATCATACCGCCCACAAACGCTGTCTGATTGCATTCTTCCAATAGATCTAAAAAAGATCTTTGAGGGAATGGTAAAAGAGGGATCTGTTCCCAACATGCTTCTTTATGGAAAGGCAGGCACGGGCAAGACTACGGTTGCCCGTGCCTTGGCAAAGGATGTTGGTTCAGAATACATTCTCATCAACTGCTCGGAAGAAAATGGAATTGATACGCTGAGAACCAAGATTCGTCAATACGCATCAACGGTATCGCTGAATGGAAATCACAAGATAGTAGTTCTTGATGAGTTTGATTATGCAAATCCTCAGTCAATTCAGCCAGCATTGCGTGGAGCCATAGAGGAATTCCACAAGAACTGCCGATTCATACTGACTTGCAATTACAAAAATCGCGTAATTGAACCTTTGCATTCCAGATGTACTGGGATTGATTTCACGATTCCCAATGCAGAAAAAGCACAAATTGCATCTGCAATGCTTGGTCGTGTGGAACATATTCTGACAACGGAAAAGGTTCCATATGAAAAAGCGGTCTTGGTCAATCTTGTCAAGAAGCATTTTCCTGACATGCGAAGAATCATCAATGAACTCCAGAAGTATTCAAGTTCTGGAAAGATTGATGTTGGCATTCTTGCTCAAGGCAGCAGTGAATCGTACAAGGAACTCATTGGATTCATGAAGAACAAGGACTTTACTTCATGCAGAAAGTGGGTTGTACAGAATCTGGATCTGAATACGACAGAGTTTTTCAAGCGACTTTATACGGAACTATATACAGTCTTGAAACCAAATTCAGTTCCACAAGCAATTTTAATTGTTGCTGAGTATCAATACAAAGCAGCTTTTGCATCAGACCAAGAAATCAATACAATGGCATTGATCGTACAGATCATGATGGATTGTGAGTTTAACTGATGGAATTAAAAGACTTTTTGAACAGCATAAATCACGACAAGAAAGCGCTGCTGGACAAGGACGAAAAGGATGTTCGTCTTTATCCAGCCTTTGTCGTCAATAAATGCTTGTCATACTTTCCAGATACATTGTTTCATGCAAACGAGATGAATTGTCACCCGTGGCTTGATTCCAAATCCCAGTTTGATTTTTACAGACTATCCGTAAGAAAAAAGAAGCGTTTCTCTCATTGGATACGCAAGGATACCGAAGAAAATATTACGGTAATTAAAGAGGTTTTTGGATACAACGACATGAAAGCCAGAGAAGTACTAAATATCCTTAGTACAACAGATATAGACAATTTAAAAGCATATCTAAACAAAGGTGGAACTGGTAAGTAGGAGTGAAAGCAGTTATGTCAGATGTATCCGATAAAATATTCAATAATGTAGGCGTTCATGTAACTTTATTCGACCCAGAAGATTTCATGGTTGTTCGTGAAACTTTGTCACGGATCGGCGTGTCACCAAAAGGCAAGAAAGTATTGTACCAATCTTGCCACCTGATTCACAAGAATGAATGTTACATTGTTGCCCATTTCAAAGAACTTTTTGCCTTGGATGGCCTTCCATCAAATGTCTCAGAAGAAGACATAAAGAGAAGAAACGCAATCATAAAATTGCTGGAAGAATGGGAACTTCTGGAAATTGTTGACAAAGAAAAAGTAAAAGACCGAATGCCCCTATCTGGTTTAAAGATAATTAAATATACAGAGAAAGAACAATGGGAATTGATTCCCAAGTTCAATCCTGGATCTCTTCGTAAGTTTTTCAATACATAAGGATGAATATGCACAAGTTGACTTTGAGTATGATCGTAAAGAACGAAGCCCCAAACATTGAGCGTTGCTTGGCTTCATGCGCACCTTTCATTGATTACTATGTAATCTGTGATACCGGATCAACGGACAATACCAAGGAGATCATCAAGAAGTTCTTTGATGAAAAGGGTATTCCCGGTGAGATCCACGACCACGAATGGTCTGATTTTGGAACCAATCGCTCAAAGGCTCTTGAACTTTGCATGGGCAAGACTAAATGGGCTCTGATGATCGATGCTGATGACTTTATCACGGGAACTCTTCCTGTCGATAAGTTTGATGACAATCTTGACGGTTATGTAGTCCAGATCAAGCGCGGAGAGTTCAAGTGGCTTCGTGCCCAGATCTTCAACTTGGGCAAGAAAAAGTGGTGGTACGAAGAGCCTCTGCATGAATATGCCATCTGCGAGCAGCCAATGAATGTTGGCAAACTTGAGGGTGACTATGCATGGGAAGTTCGTACCGAAGGTTGCCGTTCACGATCTGTTTCCAACGACATTGAAAAGTATACCAAGGATTATTACATTCTTAAGGGATATTTGGAGAAGGATCCAAATCAGCCTCGCAAGCAATTCTATGCAGCACAGTCTGCCTTTGACGCAAGAATGTTTGAGATTGCGGAAAAAGAATACCTCAAGAGAATCGAACAGGGTGGTTGGCACGAAGAAGTATTTTTCTCTTGGATGCGGGTTGGAATGTGCCGAGAGTTCCAAGGAAAGCCAGTTGAACAAATTGCAGATGCTTTCATGATGGCATTTGAGACCGCACCAAATCGTGTAGAGCCTCTTTACCATCTATCTTGCATTTACAGAAAGTACAATCGTCCAAGAAATGCATTCTTGATCGCACACCTAGGCGCTCATATTCCAGTTCCACAAAATGACATTCTCTTCGTTGACAATGCCAACTATCTGTGGGGCATCTTTGACGAGATTGGCACGACGGCTTTCTATGCAGGAATGCCCCAGTTGGGAATGCAATGCTGCCAGAAGCTCCTAAACGAGCAATATTTGCCAGCCGAACATCGTGAAAGAGTTCAAAACAACATGAACATCTACATGAAGGCATTCCAGCAGTTCCAAGTCAATCTAGAGCAACAGCAAAAAGAATGGTCTGCAAAGATTGCTAAGGAATCCAATAAGACTACTTTGAAGGTGAGCCCAGAAGCAGTGACAGTTAAATTATAAGTTTTTACACACCTAAATAATAGGGAATGGTAGAACCTTACGATTTAAATGTCATCATAGGCGATACACTTCGCTGGAGTCCTTCCTTTACGAACTCTGCTGGCAACAGTTATAATTTGACTGGTGCTACCTTGAGTTTACAAATAAGAAATGGATACGCCCCAAGTAAAATTTTTGCTAGTTATACTTTTGGAGTTACCGCTGGTTCTACTTTAAGTCAAGCAAATGGAATTTTGGGTGGAATATCCACTACTGCAAACGGTGGAGTTGCAAATATTTGCATTGGTTCGACATATACAAAACAATTTCCACCATATACAAATGTATTCTATGATCTTCAAGCAAGCAACGTATCAAATGGAGATACAATTACACTTGCTTTAGGTGCAATTAAACCAACACCAAATGTAACTACTTAAAATGTTCTTCGGAAAGAACAAAACATCCTTAAGACTTTCAAAACCACACCCAATACTTGTGGAGGGATGTGAATATCATGTTGTTGAATCAGTAAAAAATCCTACAAAAGTATCTGTTGGAGTCGGTATCAGTAAAATATTTTTGAGAGATAAAGATGGTCAAGAATTTGTAGTTGAAGGAAACTCTTCAAAGATCAAAGAACTTCTGATTCCTGTATATATCTTTGAAAATGTTGAAGGACCAACATTTCGTCTGAGATTGCCTGTTGGTTCTCTTCAAAAGAATACACTTCTAAAAGAAACAAATTCGGTACATCCAGATGAAAAAATTTATCTGGGTCATGGTGTTTCTGAAAGATATTTTATACAACAAAAAACCAATAAAATTGTAAAGTTTATTGGAAACCCTTCACAAATAAAAAACATTGTAGAAGAGATTGTAGAAACACCAAAGATTGTTGCTCAACCCGTTGTTCAACAACCAGTTCAATTGGTTGAAAAAACAATTGTCAGGGAAATTGTTCCACAATTTGGTGCTCAAGGAATTCAAGGTGAGCCGGGTCCAGTTGGACCAAGAGGTGAGAGAGGTCCTGCGGGCCCACAAGGACCCGTTGGTCCAAGAGGTCCTGTTGGAGCGCAGGGAGAAGTTGGTCCTGAAGGACCAGTTGGCCCTCAAGGAGAAAAGGGGGACCGAGGAGAGGAGGGACCTGTTGGTCCAGTAGGTCCACGTGGTTTGCAAGGACCCCAAGGACCAAAAGGTGCTCCCGGAGAAAAGGGTGAGCAGGGTGATATTGGTCCACAGGGACCAATGGGTCTTCAGGGACCAAAGGGAGAAAAGGGAGAAAAAGGAGATCGTGGAGAGCGTGGGCCAATCGGCCAACAAGGCCCAATCGGACCAAAAGGTCCACAAGGCCCCGCTGGTTCTCAAGGTCCTGCTGGACCCAAAGGCGATCCTGGAATTGTAGAAGCTCAATTTCCATTGATATTGGAGGATGGTGTTCTATCTTTTAATTCAGAACACGTTTCTTCTGTCCTTGACAAACTGAAGAATGATGACGTTCAAAAAGCAATAAATCAAATTGCAATGGCTACTCCCGGTGGTGGAGGTGCAGTTGATGTTGCTTTGAACGGTGATAAGATTATTCGTTCTGTAGATACCATGAACTTTATTGGTTCTGGGATTACGATTACAAGAAGAAGAAAAAATGTTGATATTGATTTGAGTGGGTTGTGTGGAAGTGGGGGAAGTGACTTAACAAAATTGTTTGCTGGTTCTGGAATTACTATTAGCCCACCTGATGGATTTGGAAATAGAACTATAACAAATTTAATTTCAGTAAAAGCAGCATCAGAAGGTGTTATTCAATTTTCAAATGCTTCAAGTTCAGATTTAGAAGCAGATAATGCCTTTAAACTTGATGTAACAAATACAAATAATTTATTTGTTCCAAATGGATTGGTTTTGGGTGGTGGTGGTTATGTAGAATTTATAGACGGAACCACACAATCATCAGCGGCAAATAAATTTTATTATCAATCTACATCTCCATCCGGAATAACCCAAGGCGACAGGTGGATGGATTCTGATAACGGTATTGAGTATGTTTACATCAATGATGGAAACAGTTCTCAGTGGGTCCAACCAACAAATACAGCAACAACTGGCATCCAAGGCATTCAGGGTCCCACTGGTGCAACTGGTCTTCGCGGTGTTACTGGTGCAACAGGACCAACTGGTGCCCAAGGTGTTCAGGGAATTCAGGGTCCCACTGGTCCCACTGGTCCCACTGGTGCTCAAGGAACTCAAGGCATTCAGGGTCCCACTGGTCCCACTGGTCCCACTTCTGTTGGTGGCTCATCTATTCTTGCCACTACTTCCGTAACTGGTTCTTCCTACTCAGCAACACCTTTGGATTATTACATTGGTGTGAGTTATGCTGGTCCAGTTACCGTTACACTTCCAACAAATCCAGAAACAGGAAGACAAATTGTTGTCAAGGATGAATCTGGGAATGCAGGAAGTGGAGTGAGCAGATACATAACAATTGTGGGTGCAACTGCTTCTCAAACAATTGATAATCAATCTTCTGCAATATTGAACATAAACAACGGGGGCTTACATTTCATTTACAGAAATGGATGGAGAATAATATAATGTCATACCTATTCAACAATCAAATCGAATTCAAGGGAACAGCGGTAGATGCATTCAATCGACTAAAGGTTTCCAATCCATTCACGTTATTTGATAGCCAGCAAAGATATCAGGTAAGCGACAAATGGGATTATAGGAGCGCAACCGGAGGAACTTATTCTTACAATGTAACTGAAAGCACCGTATCCTTGACTTCTGGTTTGACAGTCGGATCAAAGGTTTATTCCGAAACTAAAAAAGTATTTCCATATCAACCTGGAAAATCTCTTACAATTATAAACACCTTTGCAATGTCTCAACCAAAAAATGGTTTAAGACAAAGAGTTGGTTACTTTGGAGTTACTGGTGGGTTTACAGCAGCAACCCCATATAACGGTGTATATCTGCAACAAGATGGTCTTACTTTATCTATTTGCTTGGCTTCAGCTTCCTTAAATACGACACAGACGGTAACACAATCAAACTGGAATGGTGATCGGTTCAATGGATCTGGTCCTTCTGGTGTCACTTTGGATGTAACAAAAGGAAATATTTTTTGGATGGACATTGAATGGTTGGGTGTTGGTGATGTAAGAACTGGATTTTTTGTTGATGGAAGACCCGTTGTTGCACATACATTTTACAATACAAACAAAAACTCAACAACTTATATGACTACAGCATGCCTTCCCTTGAGATATGAAATTGAAAATACATCTGGTCAAACGGGAAGCAGTACATTAAGACAAATATGTTCAACAATATTATCTGAAGCTGGTTATGAAGGATTCAGCAGAAGATACAACGTAACCCACAGTGGAACTACACCCCATACTTTAACAACAGCAGGAACTCAATATCCACTAATTGCAATACGATTGGCCCCCGATAGATTGGACAGTATTATTGTGCCGTCAAATATTAGTGTGGCAATAGAACCGTCAGGAAGCAACAAACCATTAGTAGTGCAATACAGAATTTTATTGAATCCAACTTTAACGGGAAATACTTGGACAACACATTACAATGGAAATGTTCAATATAATGTTACGGCTACGGGAGTTACTGGTGGAACTGATATTATCGGTGGATATATAAGTAGCAGCGGAACCTTGGATGTATCTAGCATAAATGATTTTAATTTTCAAATAGGAAGAACACAACTGGGAGTAAGCGATACATTTGTTCTCGTACTGGTTCCTACGACAAATAACACACAAGGTTATACAGATCTTTCATGGTTCGAAATCATATAAATATTAAGACATGCCTTTAGATTTTCCAACATCTCCGACACCCGGCCAAATTTACACCTTTGGTGGTCGCTCTTGGCAGTGGAATGGAACTGCTTGGGATGTCTATGCAACAGCAGCAAATGCTGTCACTCTTTTAAATGGGTTTACTGGAAGTATTAATATTCTTGGAAGCACATTTATTGGTGTTTCTGGGTCTTCTAATAACATAACAATAACTTATACTGGAACTGGTTCTATGGGACCAACTGGTCCCACTGGTGCTCAAGGCATCCAAGGCATTCAGGGTCCCACTGGTGCAACTGGTCTTCGTGGTGCTACTGGTGCAACTGGTCCCACTGGTGCTCAAGGCATCCAAGGCA